AAGAACACACCATACTGGATTGTGCCGTTAGAGTATATCCAGTAGAAACCTGGGAAGGCTTTACTAAAAAAATCATCAGCAAAGTTGAAATATACAAAGCTGATGGTGTTTGGCGGTATATTTACGATGATGGCGGACTGATAGAAGATATCGAAGCTGGGACGCATGAATCTTATATCAGAGTAATGAACGGGCAGGGCGAAAATTCAGAATATAATTGGCTGAAAATTCCGCTTGTGCCGTTCAAATTCAATTCAAAGGAGATCCCGCTTATCCGAAGGGCAAAGTCACTGCAGGACAGTATCAATATCATTTTGTCAGAATGGGCAAACCGGATGGAGGAAGATCCAAGAAAATCCATCATAGTATTGACAGAATATGATGGGCAAGATTTGGGAGAATTCCGAAGAAACCTGCCCACATACGGTGCAATTAAAATCCGAAAAGACGGTAATGTTTCTCTTCTGGAAATAGAAATCAACGCAGAAAACTTTGAGGCTATTCTCAAAACATTCAAAACAAAGCTGATTGAAAACACCCGCGGATTTGATGCCAAAGATGACCGCATGGGAAACAATCCAAACCAGATGAACATTCAGTCAATATATGCAGATATGGACCTGGACGCAAACGGAATGGAAACCGAGTACCAGGCAGCAATGCAAGAATTAGTCTGGTTTGTCAATCAGTATCTGTCCATGAAGGGTGAAGGTGATTTCTCAGATGAGGAAGTCACCTTTGTGTTTAACAGGGATATTA